CGGGTGCCAACTCGGCGGTCGGGCTGCGCTCCACACCCGCGCGGTACATCTTCCTCGACGAGGTCGATGCCTATCCGGCCTCGGCCGACGAGGAAGGCGACCCGGTCACGCTGGCCGAGGCGCGCTCCCTCACCTTCGCCCATCGGCGCAAGGTGCTGCTGGTCTCGACGCCGACGATCCGGGGGCTGAGCCGCATCGAGCGGGAGTTCGAGGCCAGCGACCAGCGGCGGTTCTTCGTGCCGTGCCCGCATTGCGGCGCGATGCAGTGGCTGAAGTTCGAGCGACTGCGCTGGGAGAAGGGTCGCCCGGAAACGGCCGAGTACATCTGTGAGGGCTGCGACACTGCAATCGCGGAGCATCACAAGACGCAGATGCTGGACGCAGGCGAATGGCGCGCGACCGCCACAGCCACTGATCCCATGATGGTCGGCTACCACCTCTCGGCGCTCTATTCGCCGGTGGGCTGGCTCAGCTGGCAGCGGATCGCGCGGGCGCATGAGGCGGCACGGGGCAGCGACGAGGCAATGCGGGCGTTCCGGAACACCATCCTCGGCGAGACCTGGATGGAGACCGGCGAGGCGCCCGACTGGCAACGGCTCGCTGACCGGCGCGAGGCCTGGACGGCGGGGACCGTTCCGGCGGGCGGCCTGTTCCTGACTGCTGGCGCCGACGTTCAGAAGGACCGAATCGAGGTTGATGTCTGGGCCTGGGGCCGGGGCTTGGAAAGCTGGCTTATCGACCACATCGTGATCGACGGAGGCCCCGGCGATCCGGCCTGCTGGCAGCAGTTGACCGGGTTGCTGGGACGCTCCTGGATCCATGCCTCAGGCCAGCCGGTGTTGCTCACCCGGCTCGCCATCGACACCGGCTTTGAGACCAGCGCGGTCTATGCCTGGTCGCGGCAGGTGGGATGGACGCAAGTTGCGCCGGTCAAGGGCGTCGAAGGGTTCACCCGGACGAGCCCTGTGACCGGACCGACGTTTGTTGACGCAACGGTTGCGGGCAAACGTCTGCGGCGCGGCGCGCGGCTATGGACTGTCGCGACCTCGACCTTCAAGGCGGAGACCTATCGCTTCCTGCGACAGGACCGGCCGACGAAGGAGGATCAGGCAGCCGGTGACAGCTGCCCGCCGGGAACGATCCACCTGCCGGACTGGGCAGACGGTGAATGGCTGAAACAGCTGACGGCCGAGCAACTGGTGACGGTTCGCACGAAGCGCGGCTTCGCAAGGCTGGAATGGCACAAGCTCAGGGAACGCAACGAGGCTCTGGATTGCCGGGTCTACGCCCGCGCCGCCGCCTGGATCGCAGGGGGTGACCGGTGGCCCGAAGCGCGTTGGGCAGAAATGGAAGCTCAACTTGGTCTGACGCACCAAGAGGCGACCCAACCCGGTCGGCCCATGGCACCCTCTGCCGCGCACCGAACGACCCCGCGCAGGCGCACGGTGCACTCCAACTACATGAGGTAACCTGATGAGCACGGCCGCAGAGCTCCGCGCCCGCCGCGACGCCCTGACCGCGCAGCGGTCCTCCGGCGTCGCGCGGGTCAGCTATGACGGCAAGACCGTGGACTATCGCAGCGTGTCGGAGATCGACCGGGCCATCGAGGCGCTGGACCGCGAGATCGCTGCGGCCGAGGGGCGGCGGATTGTCAGACACGTGCGCGTAACGACAGCAAAGGGGCTCTGAGCCGATGGGCCTCTTCGAGCGCTTCCGCCGCCGGTCCACAGGCGGCCCCGCAGCCTTGCGCGCCCGTCTCGAGGGCGCCATGGCGAAACGCCGGCTGCGCGGCTGGAACCCGCCGCTCGAGAACATCAACGCGCTGGTTGCCTCGGGCGGCCCGCGCCTTCTGGCCCGGTCCCGCGAGCTGGTGGTCACGAACGGCTATGCGGCCAACGCCTGCGAGGCCTTTGCCGCGAACCTGGTCGGTGACGGGATCAAGCCGTCCTCTCTGATCGAGGATGGGACCCTGCGCGAGCGGGTCCAGCGGCTCTGGCTCGCCTGGACCGACGAGGCCGATGCGGACGGGCTGACGGATTTCTACGGCCTGCAGGCCATGGTCGCCCGCGAGATGTTCGTGGCCGGCGAATGCTTCGTGCGGCTGCGACCACGGCGGGCCGAGGATGGTCTTCAGGTGCCGCTGCAGCTGCAGCTTCTCCAGTCTGAGATGCTGCCCTTCGAGAAGACCGAGACTGCAGCCTCCGGCAACCGCATCCGCTGCGGGATCGAGTTCGATCGCGTAGGCCGGCGCGTGGCCTACCACTTCCGCCGTCGTCACCCGGGCGACAGCACGGACCAACGGGTGGCGGTGCCGGAGACGGTGCGCGTCCCAGCGAAATCCGTGCTGCACATCTACCGGCCGATCGATGCGGGGCAGATCCGCGGCCTGCCGCATGTGGCACCGGCGATGGTGCGTCTGTTCCTGCTCGACCAGTACGATGACGCGGAACTCGACCGGAAGAAGACCGCGGCGATGTTTGCCGGGTTCATCACCAAGACCGCGCCGGAAGAGCCCATGATGGGCGAAGGCGCTGCCGACCCTGACGGCGCGGCCATTGCCAGCCTCGAGCCCGGCACCATGCAGGTCCTGCTGCCGGGCGAGGACGTGAAGTTCTCGTCGCCGGCAGATGTCGGCGGCGGCTACGAGGCGTTCCAGTACCGGACGCTGCTGGCCGTCTCGGCCTCGCTGGGGCTGCCCTATCATCTCGTCACCGGCGATGTCCGGCAGGCAAACTACTCGTCCCTTCGCGCCGAACTCGTCGAGTTCCGCCGCCGGATCGGCCAGCTGCAGCACGGCGTGATCGTGCACCAGCTGTGCCGCCTGGTGTGGCGGCGCTGGCTCGAGACGGCGGTGCTGACGGGGGCACTCGATCTGCCGGGATTTGCCGCCGCACCTGCTCCGTTCCTTGCCGCGCAATGGATCCCGCCGCGCTGGGACTGGGTCGATCCATTGAAGGACATCCAGGCGCAGGTCCTGGCGATGGAGGCAGGCATCACCTCGCGGCGCAAGGTGGTCGAGGCCACCGGCTACGATATCGAGGAAGTGGACCGCGAGAACGCTGCTGATGCCCGGCGGTCGGCCGATCTGGGCCTGCGGTACCGCACAAGCCCCGGCGAGACGCAAGGCGCGCGGGCAACGCCCTCAAGGCTACCCGATCCGGGAACCGATGGACCCGACGCCGGCGCGCAATTCGATGAGGAGTGACAGGATGAAGAACTGGTACACGATCCGCGCCAGGGGCGAGGCTACGGAAGTGCTGATCTATGACGAGATTGGCGCCTTTGGCATCAGCGCCAAGGGCTTCCTCGCTGAACTCGGCGCCTTGCCGGACAATGCGCCGATCAACCTTAGGCTCAACAGCCCGGGTGGATCGGTGTTCGATGCGGTCGCGATCTACAACGCCCTGCAGCGACACGAGGGACCGGTCACGGTCTGGATCGACGGCATTGCCGCTTCAGCCGCCTCATATGTGGCCATGGCCGGCGACGAAATCGTCATGCCCGAGAATGCCTTCCTGATGATCCATGACCCCTCGGGTCTCGTCATGGGCACGGCCGCCGACATGCGGGAGATGGCCGACACCCTGGACAAGATCGCCGGCACAATGGTTCGCGGCTATGCCGCTCGCTCCGGCCGCTCCGAGGATGAGATCACGGCACTGATGGCGGCCGAGACCTGGCTTGATGCCACAGCCGCCCTTGAGGCAGGGCTTGCCACACGCGTGATCGAACCGGTGCGGATTGCCGCCAGCTTCGACATCGGCCGGTTCCGCAACGCGCCGCCCGCACTGGCCGAGGTCATCGCCGATCCGGCTTCCGTGAGCGACCAGGAGGGCAATGAGGCCGCCGAAGACGCCAGGGGTGACGAGATCGACGACGAGGCTCCCGCGACGCCAGATGAACCGGAGCCTGAACCAGGAACACCGGCGGGTCCTGGCCCTATGGTGACCGGCATGGATCCAATCTCCATCCGGCGTGACGCCATCGCCCATGCCCGTGCCATCGTCGACCTCTGCCGCCTTGCTGGACAGCCGCAGATGGCCGGGCGCTTCCTTGACGAAGACGCCAGCCTCGAGGCGGTTCGCATCAGCCTTCTCGGCGCAAGGGCCGATGCAGAGGCAGAGATCAGCCCGCATCACCCCCAACCCGGGCCCTCCCCCACGACCCGTCCCTGGGGCGACGTGATTGCCCGCACCTTCAAGCTGAAAGGATGATCTACAATGACCACGCAGACCGAAGGCCGGCACGCGGGCGGCTTCCTCGTCTGGGAAGCCTTGCGCGACTACACCCGGGAAACCGTCACCCTCGCCTCCGGCGCAGGCAAGCTCGAACCTGGAACCGTACTCGGCAAGATCACCACGGGTGGCAAGTTCACCCAGCTCGCTCCCGCAGCCTCGAACGGAAGCCAGACCGCCGCCGGGATCCTGTGGGGGCCCGCCGACGCAAGTGCCGCCGATGCCCCGGCCGTCGCGGTCCTGCGCGGCCCCGCCATCGTCAACCGCAACGAGCTGGTCTGGCCCACAGGCGCAACGGAACCGCAGATCACGGCCGCGACTGCGGCGTTGACTGCGCTCGGCATCCTGCTGCGCTGACCCCTCCCCGCGAAAGGACATTCCCATGGCAACCATGGACATCTTTGAAGGCGATGCTTTCTCGATCATCGAGCTCACCCGTGCGCTGGAGACCATTCCCTTCAAGCCCGCGATCCTGTCAGGTGCGGGGCTCTTCGGTGCGCGCGGCGTCCGATCCCGGACCGTCATGATCGAGAGCCGGGATGGCACCCTATCGCTCATCCCCTTCTCCGAGCGTGGCTCTGCCTATGAGCAACAGGTCCCCGAACGGCGGCAGATGCGGGCCTTCGTCGTCCGTCAGTTCAAGAAGCAGGACGTGCTCTGGGCCTCCGAGATCCAGGCAATCCGGGACTTCGGTTCGGAAACGGCCGTGCAACAGGTCCAGGCCGAAGTCGCACGCAAGCTGGGGCGGCTGCGGAACGACGCCGAGGCCACGTTCGAGTTCCATCTCTTCAATGGCATCCAGGGTGTGGTGAAGGATCCGAAGGACGGTGTGACCGTGGTGGATTACTTTGCCGAGTTCGGCATCACGCCGGCGCCAGAAGTGGACTTCGACCTCGACAACGCGACCCCGGCGTCGGGTGCACTGCGCAAGCGCTGTCAGGCGCTGATCGAAAGCGTCGAGGACAGCCTCGGCGGGCTGGCAGCCGGACAGGTTCAACTGCGCGCCGAATGCGGATCCAGCTTCTTTGCCGATCTGGTCGCCCACAAGGAGGTGCGCGAGACCTATCTCAACACCGCTGCGGCCGCGGATCTTCGTGGCCGTGTCGGCGAGGAGGTCAGCTTTGGCGGCATCACCTTCCGCCGCTATCGGGGTGGCCTCGGCTTTGGCGTTCCCACCGACAAGGCGTACTTCTATCCCGAAGGTGTCGAGGGGCTGTTCGAGATCTACCATGCCCCGGCCGACACCTTCGAGACGGTCAACACGCTCGGCTTGCCGCTCTATGCCCGCATGATCCCGGACCGCGACCGGGACGAATGGGTCCGCCTCGAGATCGAAAGCAATCCGTTGCCGATCTGCACCCGCCCGCAGGTGCTGCGTTCGGCGCGGCGCACGTGATGAGACCTACCGGGCGCGGGGGCGGTTCCAGACCATGCCGACAAGGCGAGGGTCTGGGGCGAAGCTGTCCTTAGGGAACTCGATCCCGAGACGCGGATGCTCGCGCAGCGCCTGCGCGCCGGTAGGGCCGATCCGGATGCGCCAGGTCTGACGCTCGACCGGCTGCGGGGCGGCAAAGGCACGACAGGTCAGCACGGCGAGGTTCGCGCCCCGTGCAGGATCGCGGACAGACGTGTAGCGGATCAACTCGGCACCGATCGCGCGGGCCTCCTCGGCCAGATCCTGGCAGGCCGCGTAGTCGGTGAGGTGGGCCCACGCGGCATGATCGGTGGCCAGTGCCCCGGCCGTCAGGTCGACCGCC